CGCCGACCTCTCACAGGGCGACGACTTTTGTGCTTTCACTTTCATGTTCCCGCTCAATCGTGGACGATTCGGAATCAAGACTCGAAGCTATATTACGTCGCTGACTTTGAACAAGCTTCCGGGTGCAATGCGACAGAAGTACCAGGAGTTCATCACTGAGGGCAGCCTTCACATCATGGAGGGTGGCGTAACCCTCGACATGATGGATGTCTACGACGATCTCGATAAGTATATTGAAGAGCAGCAGTTTGACGTTCGAGCGTTTGGCTTCGACCCCTACAACGCTAAGGAATTCGTCGAGCGTTGGTCAACTGAGAACGGGCCTTACGCAATTGAGAAGGTGATCCAGGGTTCGAAGACTGAGTCTGTTCCGCTTGGAGAGCTTAAGATCCTTGCAGAGCAGCGGCTTCTTATTTTCGATCAGGAACTGATGACCTTCGCAATGGGTAACGCCATCACGCTTGAAGACACGAACGGTAACCGTAAGCTGTTCAAGGGTCGTCGCGAAGACAAGATCGATAATGTCGCGGCTATGATGGATGCTTACATCGCCTGGAAGGCCCATAAGGAGGCTTTCGAGTGATCGACGAAAAGCCTCCCTTGGCGGAGGCGTATCTGGAACACTTCGGTGTTAAGGGAATGCGGTGGGGCGTTCGAAAGGACGAGTCTGCTGGCATTCATCGGTTTCAGGCCAGTGGTCCAGTCATCGATTCGAAGTTGCCGAAGTCAACACAGAAGGCTGGAAAAGACGTCGCTGCTCTGATGTCTGAAAGATACGGCTTTCAAGTCACTGCGCTTAAATCTTTCGGTCCTGGTCACCCAGAGTACGAGATGGGTACAGCGGCTTACGTAGAAGCCACCCCCGGACAACGAGGTGGCGTTATTTACGCAAGCCAGAAGAATCTCGGACCAATGCTCAAGCATGCTGAGAACATTGGTTGGTCCGCGAAAGGCTGCGGTACTGAATACGGATTGCTCACACATGAATCCTCCCACGCCTTGTTTCATGCCGAGGAAGAAACAAAGATGGGTCTCTTTCGATCCAGAGTTACAGGCGGAAACATTGATGCCAGAGATGTAGCGCTTAGAGCATCTGTTACAGAAGCTGCAAAAGCGGGCATTCCAAACACTCAATTTCTAAATTCGGTTTCGGGCTATGCAGCAAAAGCCGGAACTCGACAAGAGATGGAAGCCGAGCTATTTTCTCAGTACCACTGGAGCCCTAATCCGCCGCCTTTCGTAAAGGTGTGGGGTGAAACGCTTCATCGAGAGATGGGTGTTGATGCTACACCGTTCCGAGAGGTGGTGAAACGTGGCTAGGACCCCAGGATTTATTCTTCCGTCGGAGTTCCCTTCGGTAGAAGAAGCCGTGAAAGAGGTTCGACGTCGCGGCGAGGCTGCTGGATATACGCCATTCGATCCTTCCGAGTTCGATGACAAGCCTGTCGTTCACTATGGCGTTAAGGGCATGCATTGGGGACAATCAAAAGCCTCGGCTAAAGCATATGTCGATAAGATGTCAACTACGCAGAAGGCCAAAACGGTCTCTGCTGTGGGCGCGGCTGCCGTAGCTACAATTCTTTATTCCACCGGAACACACGGCGTAGCAACGAAGACCGCCGCTCGACTTACTCTTAAGGGCGCTTCAGTAATGGGCGGACTCATGGTCAAAGTTGGAGCGATGGTCGGAAACGCTGCGCTAAACACGGCGATAACTGTTATTGGCACACCCATTCATATGATTATTAGTTAACGAGGAGGTGAGTCTTGCGTTTTCTTGTTGATGACGATGGCAACTTTTATGAAGAAGAGGAACTTCCTGAAGTAATCGAACACTTCGGTGTCAAGGGAATGCGCTGGGGTCACCGAAAGCAAGAAGACTCTTCGGATGCTCGAAAGAAAACTGCTGAGAATGCCGAAACAAAGGCTTATATTGCTGCTTTAAAGCCGACGAAAGTTACTCCGAAGCAGCGTCAGGCCAATCTTGAAGAGCACCACAAAAAGTTTCTAGCCAAATTCCAACCGCCTACGGCTAAAGGAGACGAAGACGGTCTAAGTCGTAATCAAAAGATAGCGATTACGACTGCGGCATCTGCGGCTTTGGCCGTGGGCGGTTATTTGGCTTATCGACGCTTTTTCGGCACTGCTACACCCTCGCCTTTGAGTTTTGTTGATCGACTCAGAGATATGGGCGGAAAGCCGATATCTGGTGAAGAATTTGGACTTGCAACACAGCACTCCACTCGTTTTACTTGGGGTACTGGCGATCATCTGCAACCGTCCTCATTTCTTAGAGGCGAGAAGACTCTTCCCAAGGGTCATGTCTTTCATCGAATTTCTACAAGTAGCGAGAAAGATTTTTTTCACGCCACATATTCGATTGACAATCCTGAAGATCTAGCTCGTTATACCAGTCGACTTAGTAGAGAACGTGGCGCTTCGTCAGAGAAGTATATTCGAAATCTAACGCGTATTAGCTTCACGGCGAAAGAAGAAATCAAAATTCCTTCTACCACAACCGCTGTTGAAACTATGCGAGAAGTGCTATCACGCGAAACAAATGGCGTCGCTGCGACTCGAGAGAATGCCATTAGAGCTTTTAACATGGAAAGCGGAAGTAGTTGGGGCGGCGAAAGAGCTACAAAGTTTGTTGAGGCTCTTAAAGCCAAGGGTTATCATGGCGTAGTTGACGAGATGGACGCTGGCGTTATTGGCGAGTCGCCGCTTGTTCTCTTTTCCGGTGAAAGATTTACGAGTAAAGTAAGCACTCGGCTGAACTGGGAAGATGTTCAGAAAGCGGACAGTTCGTTGATTGAAATCGCTAATCGTAAGTTGCCATCTATAGGAGACGTCGGATGATCGTTTCAGAGAAGCCGGATCTGGACGAGGATCTCCTTGTTCATTTCGGCATTAAGGGCATGAAATGGGGGCAGAAGAAGACTTCGTCTTCTGGCGATTCCCCTGGCAAGAAGCCGATGTCGACCAAGAAGAAGGTTGCTATTGGAGCGGCAGCGGTTGCTGGAGCAACAGCGGTAGCTTTCGTAATTGCAAGACGTGGAAAGACGCAGATGCCTCCGGCGTTCCGAAATTCGACCACAACGTCGAAGGGTAAAGCAGCTTCTTCTACCATCAGTCAGTCTGAATGGAAGAAGCGAGTTGCCGACCTCCGTGCTGACATGGCTTCAGCAAACGCCGATCAAGATCGCTGGATGAGGCGCCAGGGTCTTGGCGCTCATCTCAACAAGAAGACTAGTGACGTTGACATGGGCAATATTTCCGATGTTCGTCGAGCTTTGAACGATCCTAACCATGTTTGGGAACTCTAATCAAAGGAGGCAACATGATTGCCGCAGACAAGCCTCCTTTGAAGGAGGCATATTTAGAGCACATCAGCGCAAGGCCTTGGAGCACTTACACCGAAGCTGATTACAACGTCGAGCAGTGGCACAACGCTTGTCTTATTCATCAGCATGATGGCGCTCCTACGTCCAAGACGCTATGTAAACTGCCTGTCCGTACTCCGAATGGCGCTATCAATCGAAACGGCGTCCACGCGGCTCTGGCGGCGCTTAATGGTGCTCGTGGTGGGGTGAATGCTACCCAAGAACAGAAGGATAAGGCGCGTCGAGCGCTTATTCGTCTTTACGGCGAGCTCGGTGAAAGCGCTCCTTCTTCGCTGAACCATCAGGATTCAGTGGATGATTTTCTCGCTCATTTCGGCATTAAGGGCATGCACTGGGGTTCTCGAAAAGACGATCATCCTGAGGTCTCTCGAAAGACCAATAAGGATGCCAGCCGAGACGCGGCTGAGTTTGCTCGGGCCAAGGTATTTCATGGCGAAGGCGCTGGTACTCGTCGAAAGCTGATCAAGACGACTGTCGAAGCCAAGTCCAAGCAGAATGCGGACTACAAGAAGGCTTTCGATCATCATCTTGATCGTCAGGACATGTCTAAGCACGTTACGAAGGCCAAGTCTGAGCGTTCTCGCAAAGACACTAAAGCTGCGGTTGGCAAGAATGCTCGAGCTATCAATCGAGCGATCAACGGTCCTTTTGCTGGGCCAGTTGCTGCTGCCGCAGTGCTTGGTCTTTACGGCGCTGCTCGATCCTCAGGAATGGATCGAAAGATTCTGAGCGTTGGCAAGGGTGTCGTGAATCGTGTTCGATACGGAACCACAACCGATCTCAGCTTCTTGAAGGGTACAACCGGATTCTAAGGAGGCGGTTCGATGATCACTATTGAAAAGCCTCTGGTGAATGAGGCGAGGTTGGCTACGATGGGAATGTATACCATCGCGGGCGAAGCCTATCTCGCTCACGACGGCGTCAAGGGCATGAAGTGGGGCGTTCGTAAGCTTAGAGAGTTCACGGATCCTAAGGAGCACAAGCGACGGAACGAGATTCTCGTCAAGACCGCAGCCGTGGCTGGTACCGTTGCACTTGGCGCTATTCTTTTGAAGCGAGGTGGCATTAGTCTCTCGTCTCCGGCCTCGAAGAAGATCTCTTTGGGCGGAGCTAAGATGGCGCTCCGAATCTTGCAAAAGTCTGGTAAACTAATGGCTACGACTTCGGTCAAGCTTGGCAATACGGTTGGTAAGGCCGCTGTCAAGGGTGGGGCTAAGGCCGGAACTGCTATCGGCAAGGGTTCTTACAAGGGCGCGATTGCTGGCGGTAAGGCTGCTGGTCGAGCTATTGCCCAAAATGGGAGTAAGTTCTATGAGAAGGGCATTAAGAAGACCGCTCTCTCAACCGTAAAGCTTGGCAGTCATGCTATGTATAAGCTAACAGGCAAGGGTACGCCAATCGTCAATGACGTTGCGAAGAAGAGCGTTAATCTTAGTCCGACTGATCTTCTACTCAACGTTAGAGCCGACAAGTGGAGAGGTAGATGATAATCGAAAACCCGCCACTCGATGACGACCTTCTTATCCACTTCGGCATCAAGGGTATGCACTGGGGTCATCGTAAGCAGCGACCCGATGAGGAAGAACGAAAGAACACCTTTCAGAATGCCGATCGAGCTCGTAAGATTGCGATTGGCATCGCCGTTGTTGGTGGTGCGGCTGCCGTTGCGATGCTTTTGTCCAAGCGAGGCAGAATCAAGGCCACGGATGCGGTCGTGACTAACTTTGTCATGAAACGAAGCGCTCAATCTCAGGCTAAGGCTAATCCGTTCGGCCAAATGGCCAGGAAGCTACGAGAGACTAAAGCTGCTTCTGTTCCTTCGCCGGATCAGATGATTGCTGAAGCTCGAATGGCTGGCGTTCGAAATCGGTTTGAGAAAGCTGGAAATCAAAGACTAACTGACAGAACCTGGCGTGATCAGGTTAAACTGTCTTCGCTGAGGCGTGACTTAGATTCCGCACCAAGCGGAGTTATTAACAACCATCTAGAAGCACAGAAGACTGTTCGTGGTCGACTCGGTTTGCTAAGGCGAGACATGGACGAGACTACCAACAAGCTTCTACAGGGTAACGCCGACGCTCTTAACGCCGCGAATGCTCGAAGAAATTCTGCTTAACCTCAACTATGTGTGGCAACTTTAAGCCAACATACAGAAGCTAAAGGAGAAACACATGGCTGTGATGGACAAGCCTGATCTAGACGAACAGCTTTTGATCCATTTTGGGATCAAGGGTATGAAGTGGGGCGCTCGAAAGGGTAAGAGCGTTACTGGCGTGACACGACATCGTGGCGCGCTTCTTGATAGAAATGCTCGCGACGAACATCGTATTGCTGCTGCGGTGAGAGGCGACAAGACCCAATCTGTCCGTATGGATCGAGCAGTGGTTAAAGTTGGTCGAGTTATTCTTGGTAAGGAAAGATTTCATCGCCATATGCAGAAAAGGATTAATAGTCTCAAGGCGCAGGATGCTCGTTTGAAGTCGGGCAAGCTGAAGGTTATGGACCGACTCGATCTTACACTAAACGTTGGCGTGCCCGAACTACTTATTAGCAACCGACCGAAGTAGCATGTTATTCCGTCGTCAGCGAGAGCTGATCCGAGTAGAGAGGGGGTGAAACATGTCCGTTAGGGATCGCCTGTCACACGCCTGGAACGCGTTCATCAATATGGACCGAGGCCAGGAGGCGCAGCGCACCTTCGACTATGGGGTTAGTTACGGAGGTCGACCCGATCGAACTCGGCTGACGACTACCAATGAGCGATCAATTATTACTTCGGTTCTTACTCGAATGGCGATTGATGCCGCTTCGATTCCAATTAAGCACATTAAGTTGGACGAAGAAGGTCGTTATTTGGAGGACGTTAATAGTGGTCTAAACTATTGTCTGACCGAAGAAGCTAACATCGATCAGGCGGCTCGAGCTTTTCGACAGGATATTGTAATGTCGCTCTTCGACAGAGGAGCCATTGCAATTGTTCCGGTCGAGACATCAATAAAACCAGTTAACGCTGGCACATTTGATGTAAAGAACATGCGGGTCGGAGAAATTGTCGCTTGGCATCCTCGTCATGTTAAGTGCGCTGTCTACAACGAAGCTGTCGGTCGTCGCGAAGAGATTACGCTCGAGAAGAAGTTCGTGGCAGTAGTCGAGAACCCTCTCTACGCGATTATGAATGAGCCCAACTCGACTCTTCAGAGACTTATTCGAAAGCTCAATCTTCTGGATGCGATCGACGAGCAGTCTGGTTCGGGCAAGTTGGACCTTATTATCCAGCTTCCATACGTTGTCAAGAACGAAACCCGACAGCGCCAGGCAGAGAAGCGTCGAGCGGATATCGAATTTCAGCTGAAGGACAGCAAGTATGGCGTTGCCTATACAGACGGCACCGAAAAGATCACTCAGCTGAATCGTCCCGTCGAGAACAACCTTCTGAAGCAGATCGAGTACTTGACTGAAATGCTGTACAGCCAACTTGGTATTACCAAGGAGGTCTTGAACGGCACTGCTGATGAAGCTACGATGCTGAACTACCAGAATCGCACCATTGAACCAATCGTAACTGCGATTGTGGAATCTATTCGTCGAACTTTCCTCACCAAGACGGCTCGAACTCAGGGTCAGTCAGTGGCATATTTCTGGGATCCGTTCAGGTTGGTGCCCGTCGAGAAGATGGCAGAAATCGCCGACAAGTTCACTCGGAATGAAATTCTTTCGTCTAACGAGATTCGTCAAATCGTTGGTCGACGGCCGGTTCGCAATGATCCAAAGGCAGACGAACTGCGGAACAGCAACATGCCGCAGTCTGAACTCGGAGTTGCGGCCCCGGTTGATCCGAATGCTCCTGTGGATCCCAACGCTCCGGCAGCGGGACCAGATTTGAGCGAACTGGATAGTATTATGGACCAGACGCTTGCTGGAGTCGCTGCTGATATTGAACGGTTGACTAAGGAACTGGCATGAGCCGCGCGCAAACGTTTGTCGGTAATTTCTTAGCGCATTATGCGTCTGAGTATTACGATCCCGCTAAGGCCCGTGAATATTACCTTCGAACCAGAGAGCTCAAGGGAAAGCAATCTAGTTCCAGTCTCACGGTTAAGGGTAATAAGGGCCGAACTGAGAAACGACAGCAAGCGTGGGCTTATGCTAAGAACCAAATCGGCGAAGCGAAGAAGTCTAATCTTGAGAGTCTTTCTGAGCAACGAAAGGCGATAGTCGAGAACGCTCGCGACACGGCTTTGGCTCATCGCCAAGATATTTCTGAGAAACTGGTCGCTCTTCTACAAACTCTTACCAAGCAGAAGACCGACGATGTTGAAACAATTAACGCATCTGAAGAATCTGAACTGGCAAGAGTCGAAACTGAGCGGTTGGAGAAGTCGCGAAAGATTAGAGCGGACGCAGACCGAGCTGTCGACGCAATACCGGCAATTCCAGATACCATTAAGGGCCCGCAACGAGCAAGACTAGTTGCGGCTCGTGAGAAAAAGATCGCTAAGATTACTGGCGATGCTAATCGACAGTTGGGTGCAGTTAGAGCTGACGCTGCGACTGAGCGTGAAGCGATTTCGGCTGAGGCTGATGATTTGAGAACACAAATCTCTGCGCAAGCACGAGATCAAAAGGTAAGTGAGCGAGATGCGGCTAAGGCCAACAGAGAAAGGGTGTCTACTGAACTGAAGGCCACAGTCGAAAAGGCTCGAACCGACTATGAAGCAGGCAAGAAACGCTTGATAGACGAGTACGAAAAGAAGGCCCAGAGAGAATTCGACGCTATCCGAACTCGCGTCTAGGCTACAGTCGAAAGGAACTTTACATGTCGCACTCTGAGCTGGGTCAGGGCGATCAAGTTCTTCCACCACTCACAGAACAGGAAGGAGACGGTCAAAATGGGAGTTAACAACGCTGACTTCAGCGGTTGGGCTACTAAGGCTGGTCTCAAGTGCGCTGATGGTCGAACCATCATGCCCGAGGCCTTTGCTCACATGGACGGGAAGCAGGTTCCTCTCGTCTGGCAGCATGGCCACGACAATCCCGAGAACGTCCTGGGTCACGCGATCCTGGAAGCTCGTCCCGAGGGCCTTTACGCTCACGGGTACTTCAACGGAACGGAGCCCGGCCAGCAGGCCAAGGCTCTTGTTCAGCACGGGGACATCAACTCGCTCTCGATCTGGGCTAACCAGCTCGTTGAGCGTAGCAAGCAGGTCTTCCACGGAGCGATTCGTGAGCTGAGCCTGGTCCTGTCTGGCGCCAACCCTGGCGCCGTTATCGAGAATGTTGCTATTGCTCACGGTATCGACGGTACCGAGATCATTCCCGATGAGGCTGTCATCTACACCGGTCTCGAGCTCGAGGATGATGGGCTTGAGCACGCTGCTGGAGATTCCGCGGCTGCTTCTTCGGGTTCTGATTCTTCTGGCAATGACAAGACCATTCAGCAGGTCTTCGACTCTATGTCCGAAGAGCAGAAGCAGGTCGTCTACTTCATGGTGGGCGCTGCAATCGAGGAAGCTCAGGGAAGTGGTTCTGGAACGGCCGCGCAGTCTGCGATCGATTCCGATGACGACAGCCTTGAGCACGCCGAAGGCGACGACGCTACGGTTGAGGACGTTTTCAACGGCCTGACCGAGGTTCAGAAGAACGTCGTCTACTTCATGATCGGCGCCGCACTTGAGGACGCTGGCGTGGAGTCTGGTTCGGCCGCGCAGTCTGCGATCGGGTCTGACAGTGAAGGCACCCTCGCCCACACGGGCACTGACAACACCGACGGCAACCTTGCCCACGGAGCAAACGACACGGAAGAAGGTACTGAAATGACCCACAACGTCTTCGAGAACCAGGGCAAGTCCGCCGCTGGGACTCCGACGCTGTCTCACGACGCTCTCGGTAAGATCACCGAGACGGCGAAGAAGCTCGGTTCGCTCAAGGAGGCCTTCCTGGCCCACGCCGTTGAGTACGGTATCGAGAACATCGATATCCTGTTCCCCGACGCCAAGGCGATCACGAACACCCCCGAGCTCATTGCTCGTCGTCAGGAGTGGGTCAACGTCGTGCTCAACGGCGTTCGCAAGTCGCCGTTCTCGCGCATCAAGACGGTCACGGCCGACATCACGCTCGACGCTGCTCGGGCCAAGGGCTACGTCAAGGGCAGCCTGAAGAAGGACGAGTGGTTCCGTCTCGCCAAGCGAGTCACCACGCCCACGACGATCTACAAGAAGCAGAAGCTCGACCGCGATGACATCATCGACATCACGGATCTCGACGTGGTCGCCTTCCTCAAGGGCGAGATGCGGATCATGCTGGACGAGGAAATCGCTCGCGCGATCCTCATCGGCGATGGTCGTGAGATCGATGACGAGGACAAGGTCGACGAGGCCTGCATCCGGCCGATCGCTCACGACGATGACTTCTACACGCACCGCGTTGTCCTCCCGGCCAACGTCAGCGGTGACGCACTGGTGGAGGCCATCCTGCGGGCTCGTCCGAAGTACCGCGGTTCGGGTCGTCCGACGCTGTTCCTCACCGAGGAGCTGCTGACCGACGTCATGCTGGCCAAGGACAAGATGGGGCGTCGTCTGTACAACAGCGAGGCCGACCTTCTGTCTGCTCTTCGTGTCGGGGCGGTTCAGACCGTCGACGCCATGGAGGACACCAGCACTGACGGTGGCGACCTGCTCGGCGTTCTGGTCAACCTCGCGGACTACACCGTTGGTGCGGACCGTGGCGGCAACGTGTCGATGTTCGACGACTTCGACATCGACTACAACCAGTACAAGTACCTGATCGAGACCCGGATGTCCGGTGCTCTCACGAAGTTCAAGTCGGCTCAGGCTTACGTTCGGTCCGCGGGTACGCTCGTGACTCCGTCGGTCCCGACCTTCGCGCCCACCACCGGCGTGCTGACGGTTCCGAGCCAGACGGGCGTCGTGTACACCAACGACGACACGGGCACGACGCTGACTGCGGGTCCGCAGACGGCGATCGCTGCCGGTACCTCCGTCACGGTGAACGCTGAGCCTGCCAACGGGTACTACTTCCCGCACAACACCGACACCGACTGGACCTTCACCCGTAACGCCTGATCGGTAGGTTAATGGCATGAAGTTTTACGGCAAAGTGGGTTACGGTAATCCTAGCGAATCGACAGAAGGAGTTTGGGCCGATATTATCACCGAGCGTTATTACTACGGAGACGTAGTTAAGGACACTCGGAGGATAGTTGCTGGGTCGGATGTGAATCCTGATATCAGCACGGGCAACTCCATCGAGATCGTTGCTGACCCCTATGCCATTGAACACTTCCATGCCATAACGTATGTGGAGTGGGCGGGGGCGCGTTGGACAGTCACTGAGACTGAGCTGAAGCGCCCCCGCCTTATCCTCCGGTTGGGAGGTGTCTATAATGGCCCAGGACCAGCTACCAACTCGGACGAAGGAACGACGTCTGGAACTCCAGGAACTTCTGGAAGGGATTCTGGCCGGTGACAATGGAGAAGACAGAGAAAACGTCTATTTCCAGCCGCCTCCAGATATTGAGATGCGGTATCCGGCTATTGTCTACAATCGAGACAGCTCTAACACTCGATACGCCGGAAACGTTCCATATGCACGG